TCTAAACGCTCGTTTAGTAGATTTTCCTCTAAGCTTTTGTATACCGAAAGTTGCTAATGCTATTGTTACTGGATCCATAATATTTTTAACTAGTTATTATGGTATTTTAACTTATATATAGCTATTCTTCAATATCAGTCAATTTTATAGAACTCGTCCTTGACTTTACCTGTATACTTGTATTCTCCGATATGGCTTATTTCTTCGTCACATAAGGCAAAAATTTTACCTCCGATTGCTCTCCAAAGCTGACAGAAATAGAAGTCTTCTCCCATATAAGTTTTCTTTGAAGGACTCCAATATGTATCAAAAAAATTATAATAATTAGGTCTATCTATAAGCTCACCATTCATAAGTGTCTTTTGCTTAATAATAAGTTCTTTGTAATGTTCTTTTAGCTTGTCAAACGCAGACTTTTTTATCATCATCATACCTGTTGGTCCTTTGATTACTTCTATGTACCCATCCACAGGTCTAATATCTTTTATGTCTGGTATCTCAATTGGAAACAAATGACCCATACTATTTATGTCATCATCAGGTCTTGTCTCAAAATCTTTTCTAAACTTAGCATCTGTCTTCTGTTTAATAGGATATGGTATCAAAGATATTTCATGAGGAGATTTCATTAATCTAAGCACAGATCTTGTACTAAATTCTACATCTGAATCAATAAATAACATATACTCTGCATCTGAGTTCATAAAAGCAGAAGCCAATAAGTTTCTCCCTTGTGTAACCAATGATGATTTCATCAGCTGAAATGTAATTTGTATTTTATTTAAAACACATTCCTTTTGAAGATCTAGACATGCCCTCATAAAGTGTATTGATACATCTGAATGCACAGGCGTACATATCATTATATGATTTTTATTTGTTTCTTTTGACATGTATTGCTCCTTTTAAAAAGTTCTCCCAATTTTTACCCATGTTTTTCCAATCATAAAATCGTTTATAATATTCTTGTTGAAATCTAAATACATTTGTAAGATCGTTACTAAGAATTCTTTTTGCTTCAACGCAACATTCTGCCACTTGTTTTGCTAGTTTAGCTTTGTTCTGTGTGAAAGGTATATATATTGGGAACTCTGCACAAGTTTCTGGTATTGCACCGAGATCCGTGGTTATAAGTAATTGACCCGCTGCTAATGATTCCATAGCAGATATACAAAATGTTTCTTCCCAAATACTTGGAAAACAATTAACATCATAATCTTTAAGTTTGAACATCAAACTTCTATGATCGCAGTAACCCATATAATTTACATTAGGTAAGTCTTTTGCCTTTTGATATAAATCTTCATACTCTTTATCATGATGTTCTTTGAATTGTTGACCATAAATAATTGTACTCGAATACACATCTAATGTGATGTCTGGATCTCTTTCTTGTAAAGATTCCATGGCAGCTAGAGCTACTTCAAGCCCTCTCCATGGAGTTGAAATATAACACATCTTCAATTTTGTTCTTGGACTAAAATCTTTTTTTAATTGTAACTCGTCATAGTCGATTGCGTTTTTTATGACCGTACATCTGTCTTCAGGTATCTTAAAAAAGTATCTATATTTTTCAAAACTCCAATGAGAATTGAAAACATACCAATCATATTTAGAATGATTGTCCTTATTTTGAAACCAAGGAGCTAAGTTTGGTTGATCGTATGAATTTTTTAACCAAAGTATATTTGGCTTAACAGGATCTAAAGGTTCTTTCTCAGGTATCGAAGTAGTTATTTGAACTGAATTGAACACACCTTCGTCAACATGTTTTTTAAGATAACTTAGTTGTATTTCTGTACCACCTGCTGGCTGCATTATTTTTTGGTTTTACCAAAAACTGAAAGAGATGCAACTGTTATTTTTTGATTTATTTGTAAATCCTCAGCCACAGTATCTGTATCACTATTTGCTACATCAGCATCAAACTCTTCTTTAGATGTATAGACCGCGCCTGTTCTTTTATTTTTTACTTCCTCAACTGCTTTTGCAGGTATAACTGGTACTTCTTCACCATTTACTATTATTGTTTTTTGTTTTTCTGTCATTAACGTCCTTGTCGGTTGTACTTCTTATAACACCTTTTTTTATTTTTGTTAAGACTCTTAGTGTGACGTCTAGGTCTTTTCCTAGGTTTTGGTCTTTCTACAAAATCTCTAAATTTTCTAGCCATTTTCCTGTGAACGATCTATTAAGGCGTAACTTACAACTCCTGTAATTTCATTTGCTGAACCTGCTTGCATTGATAAAACATCACTGGCTTCAAGATTTAAAGACCCTTTGACCATATTCACAGTTGCTTTATTTAATTCTTCGTATGCAATCTTAATTGCAGACCCACCTGATTTTGTTAATAAAGCATGAGTATCCACATTACTGGAAGTATCATGTACAGCTTGTAAGCTTTTTACAATAATAGTTGCATCACTAGGACACGTTAATATAGGTGTAACGTTAGTTGTAGTTAAATCAAATGTTTCGCTTTTATACCTTATTGTCATTGCATGAAATAATTAAATGAATCTTGTTCGTTTTTCAAGTCCTGTTGAAAACTTGTGTTTAATTGGTTTTGTAAAGTTTCTAACGCTAAATTTATTTGTCTAAAAGCATCAGAGCTAAACTCTTGTGGTGGTTCAGGTAAAAATACTTGTGTTTTAGCCATTATCTTCTTCCATCAGGTTGTATATCAAATCTAAATTGACCAAATCTCCAACTTTCATTTTTTCCATCATTTTCTATTTTTACTGCAGCAAGTCTTGCTCTTGCTCTCGTGTCTACTTTATCTGTAGATGAGGTAATTGTAAATGGTCCTAGTGGTGAACCTACTTGAATATTTGCTGGGTAGTCTCTCAATTCAAGAGTTACTTTTGCATTACCATTTAAATATTTAAAATCTGGAATAAATCTTCTAACTTTAATAAAATACTCACCGTCACCCTGGGAATCTAAATCAAAATCTCCTGATTTAATAAATGCTGGAATAGCAGTTGTAGTGCCATCAGCTAACACTTGGTTTGTACCAATCTCTTGATCAAACACTCTTGATGCACCATTAGAAACTCCTTGAATTGTCGGAGTAGATGGTGCAAGACTAGTAGAAAACTCAGTCGCAATTGGATCTGCAAAGACATGAGCGTCTTCATAACTTGTTCTAGCAAGGGTACCAGTTGTCCAAGTTTGTTCAGCATAATTATAAGTCACTGACCTATTAACTAAAGTTGAGTTTGATGTAACATAAAACCAAGTAATTTCTGAAAAAAGACTATTATGAGCTACAGCTGTAAGCTCAGATCCACTTGCAAAATTAAAACCTGGAGCTCCGTCGTTAGTTTGAAATACAAAGTCTTCTACAAGTGAACCTAATGATTTTACTGTACCATCAAAAACAAAAAACCCTCCTGAATCGGACATCCAATAAACAGCCCCGTTTGCATACACAATTGAATGTTGACCCATGCAACCACAATTAGAGCCTACTTGTCTTATACTAAATGTAAAAGGTGGACCAACAAACTGCATCAGGTAGGCCGACGTATCAGTTAGTATTAATATATAGTCTTTTCCTTTAGCAGCGCCTACAATTTTAGTACCACTATCTATTCTGAAAGACCCTGCTGTATTTATAGAGGTTGCTGCGTAATCAGTTAAAGATTCTTGATCCGAAAATCTTATAAACATTTTATCTTGAGTTACTGTTGAACCAATTGTGGTTTCAGTTCCTAATATTATTAAATGTCTATCTCTATCAGATACCATGCTCATCACTGATTTTGTAGGAGCTCCAGATAATACAGTCGCTCTTGTGGTAACACCTGTATTAGGATTCCAAGAAAAAGTTTCACCATTCTTAATGGTCGCAATTAATAGTTCACCATAATTATCTAATGACCAAGTTCCTGGATCTAAAATAGCTGAAGAAGTAGTTCTAGGTGTACCCCAAGTAGATCCTCCCCATAAGGCTGTGCCCCAACCATATCCAAATGCTTGTTGTAAAGGACCAATTTGATAATAAGGTTTTGTATCTAAGGTGCCGTTGTTTGTCGTTCCTGATCCTGTTTCAGCAGAAGGCATTAAAATTGTAAATGTAGTTGTTGTTGGAGCAAGTTGAACTTCAAATAAAACGTCATCGAAGTCTGAAGCAACGTACCCTGTTTGTCCTGCGTTAAATGATCCTGCGTTTTCAAAAGTTAAAATATCCCCAGGTTGAAGGTTATGTGCCGTGGTTGTTGTAATAGTAACTGTTCTTGATCCATTAGTCGTAGTAATGTTAGATCCCGTTCTAACTAATGAAGCATTGAAGGGAGTAACGTCATAGAAATCGTCCCCATCATAAACATATAAAATCTTATTAGTACCAAAAGCTATGTATCTTCTACCGTCTAAATCAGCCCAACTGTGTGAAGCTCTTGCAGCTCCAACAAGCTGTCTATCCATTATTTCTCGCCAACCACCTATTTTTTCAGGCATTCCATACCTAAATCTAACAAAGTCTCCATCGACCCATTGGTTTTCAGCCCCTGAGCTTGATGCTTGTTTGTTAAATCCTGGTGCAAATTGTACTTTTGTTAATGGCATGGCAGTATTATATCATCGCAAGCATTATTAATCTATGGTATTTGGCCGTCCCATACATCAAAGGAAAGGTTAAAAGCTATAACAGTCTTTCTTTTTTTAGAATTATTTTTTTTAGACCTATGGTATTTATAGGATGGAAATATTATTATATCCCCCTCTTTTGCTTTTATTTTAGATCCATCTAAAAATTCAGTTGTCATAGATTTATTAGGCATTTCTAGATAATAAACACCTGCAAATTGTGATTCTCCGTGATTATGCCATCCGTGAGTATCTCCTTGATAATATTGTTGAAACCATGCAGAAAAAATATTCCAATTTTGAGAATGAAAATCCTTACATAACATAATCATATGTTGTCTTATACTGTCGTAAAAAATATCTAAATACTCTCGTCTTATGTTTCCAGGTAAATAAAAATCGGTGTGTGATATTTTATTGTCTACACTTTGATTAATAGGTGATTTAGGTATATTATTAATTGCTTTTAATAATTTATCTTTTACTATTTTATGGTTATTAAAAGGACGAATCCACACTAAATTTTAAAATCTCCAACAGTTTGTCCTTCTGGGCCAACTTCACCGTATTTACCCCTAAGGACAGTATCGAAAGCAATAGATATTCTTGGTTTTTTATTTTTGTTAACACCTACAAAATGATAAAGATAAGATGGAAAAAAAGCTGCACAATCTTTTTCACATTTAAAGTGTAAAACGTTAGAATTTAATTCATTAAATTTTTCTACTTGAGGCATTATTGGATTTGCATAAGGTCTTAAAAATCTTAAACTAGGATAATCATTTTTATCAACAACGCCGTCTAACATTATAACACCACTCATAAAAGTATTAGTATGGTTATGAGGTGCATGGTACTGATTTGATTCGTTTGAATTTACCCATAAAGAGACAACATCTACCTTATAACCTTTTTTAGCTTTATACCAATGTTCAGCTATAAACTTTACAGATATTTTAATTTTATCAATGAGACTTTTAAAAAAAGGATCCTTTTGTAAATTAATTACTTGTCCTCCTTTTGGAAGATAGTACTTACTATTACGTATATCTAACTCTTTTGATATTCCAGCATATTCATTAAAAAATATTGGTGTTAAAAAATGACTTTGTATTTGAGGGTGTAGGTGATTATGTTTATGTATTTTTTGATTGTATTTTTTATTTTTACTTATTCCCATTTATCTTACCTCTAAAATTTATAGGCAATCCCGCGATTGGCCTTGTATCGAACAATAAATCTTTGTTCTTTTTTTCTGTATAATGTAAAAAAACTTGTGCACACTCTTGTCCTTTAAACTCTTCTCTCCAATGTTCTAGTTTTTCACCATCATATATAAGCATATCGCCAGTTTCAAGTTTTATTTTTTTACCTTTTTTTCCTTTAAGTCCAGAGGGTTCTAAAAATATTGGCCAAGAGTCTCCCCCTAATTTAATAGTAGTAGAAACTGCACAACTTGGTCTATCCTTATGTCTTCTTAAAGTATCTCCATTTTTATAAATTCTACAATAACTATATGTTGGTATTAAATCTAGTTTTGTTTTTTTTTGCATTGTAGGCAACATTTCAAGAAGAAGAGTTTCCATCAAAATGTCAGAATAATGACAATAAGTATTTCCCGCAACAGGGTCACCCATGACACCAAAATGTTCTATAGTTTTACCGTGTTCTATATGTTTAAGATAAACCTCTCTTTTTAATAATAAATAATGATAAGCAACATAAGCCACTATTTTTGGAACTGCATTTTTAACAATAATGTAATTATTTTTTTTAAATGTCATGAAAACTGTGGACCTATTACCCAAGCGACTAAACTTTTACGAATACCTTTAGTGACTGGTGTAACTCTATGCCATAAGTAAGATGGAAATATAAGCAAGTCACCTTCATCTTGTAATTCTTTAATTTGAATTATATTTTCTTTTTCTCTATGGCTTCTAAAATCAATTTGAAATTTACCACCTGTATATTTTGAACTATCATTTAAAAGTAAAGTACAACTTAATTTTCTTGTTTTTTTGTTGAAATTAGGGTTTTTCATCTCATATACTTTATCCGGCATATCTATATGCCAACCATAATGTTGGTTTTTTCCATACTTTGTGTATTGAACTGATTCACACCAGTCATATTTAAAATTCCACCCAGCTTTTTTATTAGCTATTTCAAAAAAAGGCATAAGCAAATCATAAACAAAACTATCATCAAAAAATTTTATATCAGAATCTCTTGTTTTCAAATTAGGTTCTGTATCCGTAGAAATTGTTCCTTTTTTAAATTTCTTTTTAGATACTGCTTTCTGTATTTTATTAATATTTTTTTTTGAAATTGCTTTTTTAAAATACCAATATCCAACAGTATTGTGAAACATTAATCAAGATCCCAACTTATGACAATTCTATCTTTTTTATTAGGTTCTTTTAATTCTACTTTGTGAACAAGGTAAGACCTAAAAATTAATAACATACCTTCTTTTGGTCTGTAGAAGCATTCAGAAAAAGAGTGATCCTTTTGCAAATGTTCTCTACTCTTATTTGCTGTAATGTTAAAAGGATTTTTCATATCTGGTGGTACAGGTGAATTAAAAACTACTCTTCCGTCCTCTAATTCACTTTGTAAATAATATATTAAAGATATTGTTCTACCTTGGTGTATGTGTGCATCTGCATAATTACCATCTTTATAACAATGAAACCAAGACTCTACAGGTTTGTATTTTTTTGGGTAGTTATAAAAAGCAGTGTAATCATCAACTCTTTTTTGAATCCAACTATTTAATTTTTTTAATACTGGATCTTTATGGCATTTATGTAAGAAGAAACTAGACTGTCCTATAGATTTTGGACACTTCTTCTTTTTATCATTTAAATGTTTTATAATATTTGGTGCCCACTCATCATGGTCTTTATTGAAAGCAACACCAATACATGTTGGAAACCATGCGTCTATTTCTAAATGGTTGGAGCCTGAATCTAATTGTATCATCTGAAATTAATATTTACTACCTTTCTATAGTTTGTTTTTACAGGGTTACTAGAAGTATGATATAGGTCGCCATCAAAAATAACAACTTTACCAGCTTCTGGTTTTATTCTTTTTAAATTATTTTTAAAATAAATCAAGGTATCACCATCAGAATTATTAAGGTATAAAATACAAGTCCTATAATTAGGGTCACTTTTGTCATCAAGATGAAAATTATTAGGTTTATTTTTATCAGTTTTAAATAATAAATTTACTTTCATTCTTAATAGTTCAACATTTTGTTTTATTATATTGTTAACGATTTGTTTAAAAGCATTATTAAACATTTCTTGGTAAGGACTTCTATTAGGAAGACCTTTTTTATAGAGCATGTGAACTAATTGATGGGTGTATTTTGATTTATATTTTTTATTTAAAGTCATACCCTCTGTTAATTTATCATATTTAGGTAAGTCTAAATTTTCATGACTCAAATTCCAATAAAAATTTTCTGATTTAGTTAAATCGTCTAATTGTTTAATTAGACTTTTTTCTACGGCTTTTGTTTTTATTATCATTTTTTATATCTTTTGTGTTAAATCTCAAAGCTTGGTTATTTAATCTTTGTATTGGATAATAACCAGTTGCTTGAATATTGTTTATAAAAAATACTAAAGTCAATCTCTCTTCATCTTTTTTAGCCATAAAATTATTAGCACCGTGAAATTCTGATCCATTGTAAGAAAGAAATCTATTAAATATATTATTTATTCTTAATGATTCTTCAAAACCATAATTAATCTCTTTTGTTAATTTTTCTAGATCTACCAAATCATTTTTTTTAAGTTTTTCTTTTTTATAAAGATTCTGCTTTCTTTGTGTAAATTTTTTGGTCTGTGACGCAGCATTTTTATAAATCTTCTTTGCTTTAAAAATTGAAGTACCTGAATCTAAATCTGCATCCTCAGTTAAGTAAATTAAACCTACTAATGGAATGTCACCATCTTGGTGAATTAACCCCTTATTTATCAGAGCTTGTTTATCATCACTAAAAGGTTTTATTTTTTGAAAATACATTTCTACATTTTCCCAATAAACTTCATGGACTGCAAAATCGAAATAAATATTAACTATTTTTGACAAAACAGAATTAAAAAAACTTTCGTCTATAACGTGAAGACCCTGTGTTCTTTTACCTGGAAAGAATCCTTTCGGATTTGGTAAAAATTTTTGTTTATTTGCAAAGTTTACGACCTCTTTTGGATTTTCAAAAAAGTCATCTACAATAGTAGTAGGAAAATATTTTATCATAAATTCTACTTATACATCAAATAGAATTTAAATCAATGGTATCCTATTTTTGGAATTGATATCTTACTGCAACTCTTCCGCTACCACCAGATGAACCTGCAGGAGAGTCAGCTGATCCTCCAGCTCCTCCACCTGTTCCGTTAGTACCGTTTCCAGGAGCACCTCCAAGACCGGGAGCGCCTCCGCCACCGCCTCCAGGACCACCTTGTCCAGGACCTGGACCTGATTGACGTGAACCACCGCCACCGCCAGCATAAGTTCCTCCGCCAGGCCATGTTCTACCTTGTCCACCTTGTCCGTTATTTTGACCACCGCCAGCGCCTCCAGCGCCACCGCCGCCACCACTTAAAGTTGGGCCACCGCCACCGGAACCTCCAGGATTACCATAACCTGTTAAGCCACCTGAGTTTCCTTGGTTAGCACCGCCACCGCCAGCTCTTGCGCCTCCGCCTCCAGAGCCACCGCTCACTCCAGGGCCAGAGCTACCGCCACCGCCACCGCCACCGCCGTTTGCAGTTGCGCCTTTGAATGTTGAGTTACCACCATTGGCTCCATTAGAGTTATTTCTGTTTCGCGTTGATCCGCCTCCACCGATTGAGACAGGGTAAGAACCAACTGTAAAATTTGTTGCAGTTCCTTCAAGGTAACCACCAGCTCCACCGCCGCCACCGTTTCCTTGACCGTCACCACCGCCGCCACCGCCGGCTACAACTAAAATTTGAACAGGATAAAGTGAAGGATCAGTATATTCTTGTTCTACTGTAAATGTTCCTGATGAAGTAAACGTATGTGTTTTAAAACTTCCACTTGTTGATATTGAACCGCCTGTAGCGACTAAAAATTTAAATATGTCTCCGCTAAAACCAAAGCCTCTTGCGGAACCTCCTCCTCTAGTACTTAATAATGGCATTATGTTTCAAGCCTCCCTTCAAAATTTTCATTGTCTGGATCACCATCAGTTTCATCAAAATTTTGTGAAACTGAAAAAGGTTGGTCAGGTAAATCCCAAGATTGAGTTTCACTGTTCCACATCCATTTTGTTGTAGTATTAGGTTTTGGAACAGGAGCCTCCCAATCTAAAGTTTCTTCGTCTAAAGTCCATGTCACGTCTGGTTGAGGGGTATACCATTTTTCCTGTGTAGGATGCCAAAGGTCTCCAATTCCTGGTTCTATTTTTCTAAAAGCAGGGACTGTGCCTTCTTGCCATTGGCCACCTAATTTCCAAGTACCTGTGGTACCTTTGATTTCATTGCTAAATGTAGTTGCTAAAGCATCACTTAAATTATTATCATCATCTCTTACGTCAGTTTCATCAACAATAAGAGTATCAATAACCTCGTTGTCTTCATTAATTTTTGCACTGACATATAAAGCCATAAATCAATAACCCTACGCGAATTGAACTTGAGCTGCAAAAACTGTAAATGCAGCATCTCCTGTTTTAAATACGGTATAAGAGTAAACATCTACAGAGTTAGTATTACCACTATCTGGAGCTGATCCACCTTGCCATTCAGGAGTAACACCTGATCCATCTATTTGAACCGCATTATTGTAATAAGCTGTTCCACCTTGAGTCACCAAGTGAGCAATTGTAATTGATTCTCCTGTGTCCATAATACTGTTTAATGAATTTGAACCATCACCTCTGATATTTAGAGTATAGTTACCAGAAGCATTTGTTGTATAATATAATACAGCTTGAGTAATAACATCATAGTTTACAGTTCCAGTTGCTGCTGTTGCACTTACAGTTGCTTTTTCAGCTAACTGTTGAACTTTTCCAGCACCTAAAGTTACTCTACCAATTCCTTTTGGATTCAAATTTAAATCAATGTTAGAGTCACCTCCATTAGCATTAATTACAGGTGCATTACCTGTTGCAGCATTTCCTACTAAAACTTCATTTACAGCTGAAGCTGTAGTTTGAAATACAATTTGTTCATTGTCATTTTCATCTTTTATTGAATTGTTATTGTCAATTAAAATATTGTTTCCGTTAGCATCTAAATCACCACCTAATTGAGGTGAAGTATCTTCAACAATATCTTTTAAGAAAAATACATCAACAGCGTTTGTGCCATCAACGTAGATAACGTGAGTTTTACCTGCAACTAAAGTTACACCTGTACCACTCGCTGTTTTGAAAGTTAAAGTGTTTCCAGATCTAGTTGTTGAGTCCTGAACAATGTAAGTTTTTTCAATTCCATCTGGACAAGTAACAACTCTTGTGCCTGCTAAAGTACCTGTAAGTTTTAATACTGCATTTCTTGCGTTTGATAGTGCTCCATTAGTCATTGCAAGTGTCACGTCTGATGAAGCACAATCGATTGCTTCAAAACCTGCTACTGCTTGTTGGACTAAGTTTAAATTTGTATTTGTTTTATCGCCCCATGTACCAGAGTTTTCCCCTGTTACCATAAGCTCTAGTTTTAAATCTGTTGAATAACTTGATGCCATAATTTTTATCCTTTATTAATAAGTATTATAATTTTATTTGCATTACGCCGCCTTGTCAACAGGTGTCCATGTTGGAGCTGTTCCAGGGTCAACAATTGCCCATGCATTTATACTCATTATACCTGTTGTTGAGGTCATTGTCACTCCTGTAGGTGCAGCTTCAGCACTTATTCCAGCTAAGAAGTCACCAATTACAATAGTTCCAATACTGTTGCCTGTAACGTTTACTGTTACTTTTGTAAATGCATCTTCGTCACCTTGTTGAATATCTAAAGCTATGCCGGTTAATGAAAGATTTGAGTCACCTGTTACTGATTCATTTCCTGTATTTGCAGTTAAAGCTTGTCCTGTAACATTTACTTCAACTGATGGTACAGCTACCTCTTCTCCACCAATACCTATATCAGTTCCAACAGATTGACCCCATTGACCTTCACCCCAAGGAGCATTACCCCATGGTTGAGCTGAAGCTGTTGTAACCTCTACTGTTACTAGTTCACCTCCAAAAGCTGTTCCAGCTGAAGAAGACATAGCAATTCCTGTATCAATAACAACTGGTATTTCGGTTGTTCCTACAGCTTGGAAAGCACTTTGTAATCCAGTTACAGTTACGTTTGCATCTGCAACATGTTCCGTTTCAGTACCAAGAAGAATAGTGATACCGTCTCCAACGCCCCACACTCCAGAGCCCCAATATTCTGTACCCCATTCATCATTAGATGGTGAAGTTACTTCGACTGTTACTAATTCTCCACCGAAAGCACCGCCGTTTGTAGATTGTAATTCTATTCCCGTTGGTTCTACAAGAACACTGATACCCGCTACAACATTCGCTGCAGTGACAGTGGCTTGAGATCCTGATGGCGTCGCTCCTGCACCTGCTCGTGCAACTTCGTCACCGATTGAGATAGTATTTCCATCTCCAACACCCCAACCACCAACACTCCAAGGGTTTTCACCCCAAGCTTCATTACTCGCAGAAGTAACTTGAATTGTTACTAATTCACCACCAAACGCACCTCCGTTTGTTGATTGTAATTCTATTCCCGTTGGTTCTGTAAGAACCGAAATACCTGAAACTTCTTCACCTTGTTCAGTTTGTATTTGAATACCTGTTGCTTGGAAAACAAAATTAGTTCCTGCAGCGACAGAAGTTATTGAAGTAGTTAATGAATTGCCTGTTAAGATAATTTCAGGTGATGTTAGCTCACCCCATTCTCCAGCTCCCCAATACTGTCCACCCCATCCAGGGTTTACAGTTGAGGCTACAGTTCCTTGTTGTGGACTAAGTTGAACGCCACTTACTGGGACATCGGTATCACCGAGTGTGCCCCAGTTAGCAAATCCCCATGTTTGTGAGCCCCAAGTGGCCATTCATAATCTCCTCGCTTTTTACTATTACGCTATTCTTAATATAGCTGCCGTAGAAGTGAATGCTGGAAACTGAATTGTAAATGTTCCAGAAGTTGCTGTTTTGTCAGCACCAAAGTCTAAAGCACAAACTGCCTTGTTAGCTTCAGTTGAGTTGTATATTAATGCACCTCTAGCAGTCAACGTAACACCTGTAAAAGACAAATCAGCAAAATCTACGATTGCTACTCCGCCTGTCGCTAATGAAGTTTGTTGTGATGCTAAAGTTCCACCTTTAGCTGCGTATTGACCTGACGCCGATACTTCACCTGTTGCTGTGTAAGCTGTTGTTGCAGCATTAATTGTTGCTGTTGATTTATATAGTGCTAATTTAAAAACGTCGCCACCATTCTCTAAATCATGAACTCCCTCAAGAATTTCTTTTTTGAATGAATTAGCTACTGCTTGTGTAATTGCCATGTTATTTCTCCTTATTAAATTTTTTAATTATTTGGTGAAGGCGAAGGAATTTTAACTCTTGGCACTCCATCCGTATACTCATCTCTACGTCTTCTACCCATTTGTTCTAACGCAAAACTTTGTACAGATACATTATACTTGTCTGAATAGATTTTGTACATATCCATCGGTCCTTTTAAAAACTCATAACAATTTACCATTACCGCATTAAACAATAAATCAGGAGCGTTTTTAGATAAATATGTTTCTGTATTAGTAGCCGATAATGCCTCAGGTGAATAAATATAGCTCAACTGAACTTGAAATTGAGCGCTTGGAGCTGGAGCCATAATTAATGTAGTTTCTTTCCAATTAGCGTAATACTTTGGAACCCCTGTAGCTCCTGTTGAATTGTATTCAAAAATAAAACTCGTATCTCTCTTGTCTAAATATTCTTTCGTGGTAGGGGTTTGAGTTGTATCATATACAAGAATGGATCTAACTATAATAGAAGTCCTTGTAGCAGTAGTATTTGGAGAATTAGGTAGATCAAGATAAGGTGAATTAGTTTGTAAGTTAGCTGTTGCATATTCTCGTGTATAATCAGCGTCAACTTCTCTAAAAATACGATTCTCTGCATCTCTTATCATACCTCCAATAATAGAATCAGTAAGAACTGAAGATCCAACTTCAGTATAATCCCTAACCTTTTGTAATAATTCTGCGTATGTCATATTAAGTTGTTATTGTAACACTCCCTACACTCATTGTCGCTTGTCTTTTGTTATTTTCTTCTAAAGGATCTACAGACGGTTGCATACCATTAGATGTAAATTGACCTGGCCAATATTGTGGATCTAGATAAACTACTACAGGTGCAGATCTTTGAGGTCTTGCGTTCCACAATGCTTGAGGATCCGCCATGTGTGGCTTTGGATCTAACTGTGGATGTTTAGCTTCAAACTCAGATGTGTGTACCCAAGAACCGTTCCATTCTTTTACCATTTCTCTATATGGAAAAGCTTGTCCTGATCTATCTGAGATGGATTGTGAATATTTTCCCTTAGCGTAAGCCATTACGATCCTTGTGGGTAATAAACATTAGGAGTGATGTAGACTGATGTTCTTTGTCCATCTTCTTCTAATGCTCTTTTTAATTCATCTTCGTATAATAATTTAAGTGCTTGTATTCTATCAGGTGCAATTTTTTGTGATAAGTAGAAAGCTAATCCAGATACCATACATGGAAAAAATCTAAACGGCATGTCTGAAGTATTAGTGTATGAACCTACATCTTCAATTCTTGCTAAGTAATAATAGAATATATTAGTAACGGCGCTCGTATCAGGAGCCAGATATAAACTTATAGTTGGTGTAATCTGTCGATCTACATAATATTGAGAGGGTGTTCCTGTTTGAGTTTTATTTGGGATTGCAATATATTCTGATCTAGAAACTTTTGTTAAAGTTTGTTGAGTACCACCTGAAACAGTTACTACAGCCTCAAGAACATCGTTACAGTCACTTGGTGTGTTATAAGTGACCTGACCATTAACAAGTGTTTCTGTTTTTGATTTGACTTTCCAAAGGTTAATACCTCTGTTGCCCCATTCAGAAAATAAAAGATTTAAACTTCTTCTAGCAGATTTGATATCATTACCAGAATTAGTTCTTACGCCACATCTTTCGTAAGCTTCTTCGATAACTTCATCAATAGTAATGTTAAAACTTGTAGTTCCTGATGCAGCCATTTCATCCTTACGCTTTTATTGCTTTTTGTAAATGTAAAGGTAAAGTTTTTTGTTTTTCTGTTAACTTGCCTGTTTTAGCTTTAATCATACCAGTCATTTTATAATTTTTATGACCGCCACCGATTGCCATACCGCCTGACATTTTTTTTGTCATAGCAACTTCTCTTCTAGCTTCTTTTAAGCCGTCCATTGTTAATTTTTCTTTTTTAGCATCAGCATTTGCCTTAGCTGTTTTATAAACTTCTTTACTACCCATTATTTTACTCCTTCAAATTTTCCTCCCTTAACAGCGATACCCATACCACCGCAAGAGAAATTAGTTATTCTATTTTTAGCCACAGCTTTTGCAGCTTTATCCTGTTTGTCTTCTTTGACAGAATCCGTTGCTTTTTTAAGTGCCTTTAAATAGGCTTTGTATTCAGTTGCTTCTTCCATTATGTGTCTATCATACCACCATAATATAATTTAGTAAATGCACCTTTAGATGCAAAAGTCTTTACATTTGTAGGCTTACCACCTACTCCTTGAGATTTACTTCTTTTTCTCGCAACAGCAGAACGCTTTTCTGAGTCTGTCATTCGGGCTGCTTTTGCAGCAGGAACGCATTTGGGGTACTTTCTTTTTGAGCCACTTGCAGATTTTCTTCCACATTCTTTGTATCCTCCTCCTGGTTTCTTAGAACCAATATCTACCCATTTTTCATTAAACCATTTTTTTAGGCCACCTGATTTCATGCCTTGAGGGACACAATTAGGAACCATCTTGTCACCTTTTTTCTTCATGCCCTTTTGGACATATCCTTGCCAACAAGTGCCTCGTTCACTCATTTTAATAAGTCGCCGTAATAATTTTTTAATTCATTGTTAGATAAATTAATATCACCCGATTCATGTTTTATAAATTTACCTTGATAAGCTTTTTTAGGTCCCCAATCTTTTCTTTTTGTACCTGATGGATCTTTTATTTTACCCGCACAAATTTTACTAGCGTATGCATTCGCATATGCTGACGGATAAACTTTAAATTTTCTTTTTGCGGCCGCTTTGCCTCTAGCACATAGTTTTGTCATGCTGTTTAAGCCTCTTTCTGTTGTACAACTTCTTAGATTGTACCACTCTTGGTCTAAACAGTAAACGTCCTAGCGAGAGGATTCTTTTTATTGGATTTTTTAGCTTGAAGTTTCTTTTTTTCTTTTTTCTTTTCATCTTTGGCACCTCTTAACTTGCCATCAATCTGTTGTGTCATTTGTGATCTTGTTATAGCCATTATACTAAATCTACTGCCTTTCCTATTATTGGTTTATACTTTGTTTTACCCTCAGATTTGTATGCATGCAAGAACTGTTTTCTAGGTTGATCAGATATGTAACTGCAATGAATCCACCCGCTGTTAGGTTCACCTGGAGTGTAGAATTCCAAAATCAGTTGGTCATACGGAAGGTTCTTATGAATCCAGTCAGCTAATTCAGCGTTGTCGGTTCCTATACATTCGAAATCTGCGGCCTCAGCTTTTGCATGTTGGCTGTTGATCGAGCTACCTATTTTTAGGCACAGCTGTTCGCTACGGAATCCTGACGTTACCTTAACTCTGCCGAAATGATCACGCACTGGCTGTAAAATATTTTCACAAAGTGCTTTTAGTTTTTCTATCTGACCTGAGTTAGGGTTGTTATTGATATCCAACCTAACGGCTGTATCTGATTTGATTAATTCTTGAAGTGTAAAGTTACGAGATAAGTTCATATTTAATTTTTTTCATAATAGTTTAAGTTTACCACAATTCTTCTTTTTGTATCAGTTTGTATATTTAATGCATGATATATATTACCATTCATAATTAATATTTTATTTTTTTTAGGAAAAACTTTTAATTTTTTATCTCTAAAAATAGTAGGTCCATTTGATTCATTAATATATAATATAGCAGTTTTAAAGTTTTTATAAGGGTAATCTATATGCCAACCAGTTTTTACAGGATTTTCATTTTGTAAAAATAAATTAGCTCTTACTTGAATTATAGAAGAATAATTTAATTTATTCAATATAGGTTTAATTAAATCAAAATTATTAGAATTTATTGTATCTTCATTAAAAAAAGAATATGTAAAATATGGAATTTGATCAGTATGTTCAGTACTACCTCTATAATACCACGGTAGTTCTTTATCTAATAAAAAATTTTCTAAATTTAGAAAATCACTCTCATCCAAAAAATTATCTATAACTTTCACTACTCTAATATTAACTTTTTTATAGAAAAAGATCCATCTATATTTTTTTCAAGCTCAACCATCGACTTTATACATTGATACTTCACGTGCGATTTGGCTTGACGTTTTGCAACTCGCTTACCCTTCAAACAATCTGACATTGAGGGTTGGATACGTGCCTCTTTAATTTCTCCGTTGATTATCATAAGTAATGCTATAGCCAATTCTGTCATTAATGGGCTCCATTACCGTTTGCTCTAACTTTATCTTTTAAATCTTCAATATCAACTAATGCTTTATCTAATTGTTCCCTTAAAAATTCTATGTTGACTTTATTAGTCATGTTCATTTCTTGAGTCTGTTCCATTTTCTCTACAGATTTATAAAGATCCTCAATTAAAAATATTTGCTCTTGGTCTACGGGCACTTGTTCACTTTTTTTAAGCAAATCATTTTGAAACAACTCACGTGATGTCTCTAGCGATACCAACCTTGCAGTCAACTCTGTATATGCAAAAACACCTGCTGCAACGACAAAAATTAGACTAGCAACAGTCTTCATTGGCATCTGTACTTTTGCCTCGTCTCCGATGTTGAGTGGCTTATTGGACATTAGATACCTTGTAGTCTTGGATCACTAGATGTAATGTTTTTGACTGCTTTTGGTCTTGCAATAGAATCGAAACTTCTTTTACGAAGCTGTGCTTTTGCAGACTCAGCTTTCTTTTTTTCGTCTAATTGTTTTTTCAAATCCCACTTAAAATTCATTTCTTCTTCCTTTTGTTAAAGAATATATTATCTATCCATTCACAAACTTTGTCTAGAGCCCCAAAAAATGCATATATAAATTTATCAATCATCTCTGTTACTGTCATTTTCAAAGGATAAATCATGTGCATATTCCTTATATGATGCATATGTTCTTTTACTTTTTTCTTCTTTTTCATACATCTTTTGTTCTTCTTTATAGCCGTCCATTAATAAATCACTTACTGACTTTTCTTTTTCTTCCATTTGGTAAAACATTCGGTCACTGTCCTCTGTAACCATGTTGTTATCTTCAGCATCCCAGTATGAAGTTTGAACTTTGTAATCTGGCCAACTGTTATCAGTAGTATAACTATTAATGTGCCAGAGAATACGATTATTAGGCTGAGCTGCATAATTGCCGTTATCAAGAGCCAATATATGCGCACACTTATGTTCTTGAGGAATTTCAGAATGTTCTGTGTCCAAAATATTAACGTCTGGATGTGCCCAATCAATCGTGA